ATGAAACGAGACGCAGACAATGGAGGAGAGAATAATATTATCCGCAAGTATCACACTTACCTGCGGCTGGAGAAAGGACTTTCTCCCAATACATTGGATGCTTATATGCGTGACCTGGAGAAGTTGCTCCGTTTTGCAGCGGAAGAGAAGAAAAAAGTGACTGATATAAGTTATGAAGACTTGCAGCAGTTTGTCGCCCGGCTGCACGATCTTGGTATTCATGCCCGTTCACAGGCCCGTATAATCTCCGGGATCAAATCCTTCTACTATTTCCTTTTATTGGAGGAATATCTGGAGACTGATCCGACCGAATTGCTGGAAATGCCTAAAATAGGATTGAAGTTACCGGAAGTGTTAACGGTGAATGAGGTAAATGCCATCCTGGATACCATTGATCTTTCCTTACCCGAAGGGCAGCGTAACCGGGCTATGCTGGAAGTGCTTTATAGTTGTGGTTTGCGTGTATCGGAGTTAACCGGTTTGCGTTACCCGGATGTTTATTTTGAAGAAGGATTTATCAGGGTGGAGGGAAAAGGAAGCAAGCAACGCCTGGTCCCTATATCGGAGACCGCACTTCGGGAAATTAAAAATTATCTGATTGACAGGAATAGTATAAAGGTAAAAAAAGGATTTGAGGATATCCTGTTCCTGAGCCGCCGTGGAACAGCCCTTTCACGGATCATGGTCTTTCATGTGATCAAGCAGCAGACGGAGTTGGCCGGTATCCATAAGAATGTCAGTCCTCATACTTTCCGGCATTCGTTTGCTACTCACTTATTGGAAGGGGGAGCGAACCTGCGTGCGATCCAGGAGATGCTGGGGCATGAAAAGATCACTACTACCGAGATCTATACCCATATCGACAGGGAATTCCTCCGTAAAGAAATTCTGGAACATCATCCCCGAAGCAAAAGGAGATAGTGGGGCGGGAAGACGGTAATAAATGCCTATTTATGCTTACATATACAGGTTTCGCACCTTACGTTTCACCTTTCACCACCACCCCGAATCCCTTTATTGATCGGGGATTTCGGGTGAAAAGAAGACCTTTCACCCTCCTTTCACCCTCCTTTCACCGTCATTCGAAAAACATTTAATACTTTTAGTAAAAACACCATCGTGTTTTTTAAAAAGACGATCATGTTTCCGGAAAGAGACGATGATGTTTTCAGAAAGAGACGATGATGTTTTTGCGAAAAGGTTCTATGAATTTTTGAAACGGTCCAACGCTTTCTGAAAACCGTCCAACGTTTTCTGAAAACCGTCCAATGAATTTAAAAAATCGTAGGAGCTTTTAAGGGCTAAGAAACCAAATGTACATTATAGAAAAAAACAAGAATAGATATAAATTACGGATAATCAAAACATTACAACCAAGACCAAAGGAAGTAGCTTAAAAACGATTTGTACAATTACTTTACAGTTGCTTTACAAAATGATGGGAAAGTGATCTTAAAAGTGATCAATAACTTTACAGTTGCTTTACAACCGCTTTACAGTCCGCACCAATAAAAGGATAAAGGCTTTAAATGAGGCTTAAATGCGCCCGTTTAAAGCCTTTTTCTTATTGCCTCAGCTTATATGAGATTAACTTAAAACACGCTTTAAATGTAGATTTTGGCGAGATTTGATAAGATATTAAATATTTATAAAAGATCACACTCTTAGGATTACACAAAATAACGAAATGTACATATAAGGCTTGCAATTAGGCTTGCATAAAAGCATTCAAATCGCACCCATTATACCCTATCTTAATTACAAAAATGATCACAAAATCACTCAAATTGTACCATTTACCCCCCCCCTAAGAACATATTTGTGTATATTAATTTAAAATATAGACAATTGATTATCAGATAATAATAGGCAAAAAGGGCAAAAAACATATTTATAATGGTATTGAGCTCAATTTTTGCGTAATAATGTTCTTAATTGGCTTTGCATTGAGTTTACCTCATTCCTTAAAGAATCCATTGATTCTTCCATGTGGGATACTTTGTTATAATATGTATCATTTACATTAGGTATTTTAGCGGTAAAATACCATTCTGTGTACCATACTGTATTTATTTCATTCTCATAAATGTTGAAACTCGGATACTGCATAGGATCAAGGTTGTCTGAGTTACAAACAATAAAACCATGTTCTACAAGCCGGTTCTTAATACGCTTGACAAAGGTTCTACCCTCTCTATCCGAAACAACATATACGTAACCATCCCGAATATCACGCCATTCTCCCGGGTCTAATGAACTAATAATAAGAAACCCACCATCTTGTAACGTAGGAAACATACTTAATCCTTTGATACGTACGCATAGATATACTCTGCCCGTTTTTAACATATAACGTGGTAAAGATATTACATCAACCTCCGAAAGATGATCCGAGTTGAGTGAGCCACTACCGGCTGCAACGTCAATGTCAACAATAGGGATTTTAATTAAATCATCTTCATTACTGGCTATTACAGGAAATTCAAGAGTGCCAGTAGATTTATTCACATTAGATTGTTTGATTAATTGAACATCTGAGTTAGACTTTATAAGCATATCGCCCTTTCCAATTAGGAGCCAGTCAAGGTTGATATCTAAACAATTGTCTATAATCTTTCTTATTACACCTTCTCCTAAATCAGCATTTCTCCTCAATTGAGTTTTTAAATATCCATTAGAAAGCCCTATTTCTTTTTCAAAGCGAGTATGTGGAATTCCCTTATTTTCCAGATACTTAAAAAGACGAGAGATAATTTTTTCATCCATCATGTAGAAATTTGTCTATATAAAATTTGGAAATGTAAACTATAGTTTATATGTTTGCACCGTGTTTACATCGTAAACCGCGGCGTAAATATAGAAAATTTTCTCTAATAATATAGAATGGTACATACAAAATGGAAATAATATGGCAAAGATTTTAAGAGACAGTGAAACTGTAAAAGAACTAATGAAGGTATTTAATACCAGTAAGGTGACGGTAAACAAAGCCCTCAATTGTACGGGCAATAGCGATTTGGCAAAGCGCATACGTAAACGCGCATTGGATATGGGTTGCCAGTGGAAAGGTGAGGAACAGGTAAAGGTGATCAAATGAAAGCGGCATTTATAGTAATTAATTGGGCATTAAGTTTTATGGGATTGACCATAGACACTGATACGGCGCCGGCATGGGCTATTTTAATTGCAATAGCCTGGCCTGCATTCTCGACACTACTTCTGCGTTACGCGAATAGGCGCGGTTGGATGGATAAGTTTGTTAAACGGTTTAAAATAGATGAGTTATGAAAATCAATAATGAAACAAAGAAAATTATTAATCATCAGGATATGGGTAAAGAGGTAAAAACTTCTGCATCTGAAAGCCAACCTCAAACACTGCCATCGAAAAGACCATCAGTTGATGTTCTTCAAAAATATGATCAATTATCATCCGAAAGTCCTTTGATGATATTATTGTCTTGTCTGTTGAACGGAAATAAACAAGATCAGATACATGCTTTCTCAGATCACTATCGAATGGTATGTCATCGCCGTAGTCAAATGGGTATTCGGTCTTTATCGCGCACTCAATTCCTCGAAAGTGTGCGACATTTTTTAAAACAGACAGGACTTGTCCACGATGACACTTTGCATAGTATTGATTTAGGTATGTTACCACGCAATTTGTGCGCCACTTATTGACCTTTTTAGCTTCAATCATAAAAATAAGATTAAGTGTTTCCGCAAATGTAAGCATTTTCCCGTAAGACAGCTAAAGACTGACAAGCCCGGAGCGAGACCGGGACGGGAACAAAAAAAATAAAGTTGAGTTATGGAATATTATAATGGCATTTTATGTATTACAGGACGGGAGTTTATCCGGTCAGAACACAATCCAAACGGATTTATTTCGAAAGGAGGCTATGACTCTTTAGTTTACCGAAAGAGAATTAATATAGTTAGACCCGGAAAAGGTGAAGGTTATTATTCACTAATTGACTATAATAGTCTCCCCTCAAAATACAAAGAAGCAATCCAAAAGATCAAAGGAGATGATCTTGAGTGTGCAGCACAGAAAGAGGGCATTTTCAATAATATGGAACCTGATCAGGATGCTGTCGACTTCTTTTATAATTATACGATTGAGTATAAGGATAATATTAAGGGGCTCCCAAAAGAAAAGCAAAAGGAATATGTCAATAATGCGCAAATCCTGAATGCAATAAAGGTTTCTTATGATGGTCATGTATCAGAACGGAAAAAACAGGGTAAGTCCCCATTATCCAAATTTTGGGTAAATACAGCAAATGCCATAAAGGCATTTCCTGACTCCTTTAAGCATTCGCTGCCAAAGAATCCCCGGCGTATTCAGGAAAAGCTGCATGATTACGTAACGTTCGGCTACGAAACGCTTATAAGCAAAAAGTTTGCTAATAATAATACGGTTAAGATCACGCCTGATGCCGGTGAGTGGCTGGTTGCACAATATATGAGCCAAATCGACCGGGTAAATATCGACCAACTACACGCCCGTTACAACTTTGTCGCTGATGCCAAAGGATGGAAGAAGCTAAAAACCTCCAACTCAATCCGGCAATTCTTATACCGCCCGGAAATTCAACGTATATGGTATGCTGCCCGGTACGGTGAACTGGAAGCAAAGAACAAATACTCCCGGCAGAACCGGACAATCCTGCCAACTATGCGCGATTCGCTTTGGTATTCAGACGGTACCAAACTGAATTATTACTATCAGGACGAATTCGGAAACATCAAAACCTGTAATGTGTATGAAGTAATGGATGTTTATAGCGAGTGTATGCTTGGATACTATATAAGTGATACGGAAGATTACGAAGCACAATATAACGCCTATAAAATGGCTATTAAAACATCCGGATATAAACCTTATGAAATTAAATACGATAACCAGGGAGGACATAAAAAGCTGGAAAGTTCCGATTTTTTGAAGAATCTGGCAGAACATGCAATACGTACGGCTCCATATAACGGACGATCCAAAACGATAGAGTCCGCTTTCGGCCGCTTCCAAGAACAGTATTTACATAAAGACTGGTTCTTTACCGGTCAGAATATTACTGCAAAGAAAAAGGAAAGCAGGGCAAATATGGAGTTTATCCTTGCAAATACGAAACGGCTTCCTACGCTTGACCAAATCAAAGAGACCTACCGTATCCGCCGGGATGAGTGGAACAATGGGGAACATTATAAGACTGGTATGAAACGGATAGATATGTACCGTAGCAGTACGAACGAAAAAACGCGTAAAGTTGGTATGCTGGAAATGATCGAGATATTCGGCATTACTACCCGTTTACGGTCAACATACACCTCTGCCGGTATCGAGATAAAGGTTAAGAAGAAAACTTATGCATTTGAGGTAATAGGAAAAGACGGTGAACCTGACCGGGCCTTTAACCGCCGTAATATTGGGCGCCGTTTCTACGTGCGTTACCAGCCGGATGATATGGAAATAGTAGCACTCTATGAAAAAGAGAATAACGGTGATCTCCGCTTTATTGAATTTGCACAGACTTACCTTGTAGTTAGACGTAATAAACAAGAACAGACAGAATTTGACCTGCATGTTATCCGTCAGACCGAACATAAAAATAAACAAGAGCGTATTGAAGAGGAAAAGAACCGTAATGCCATTTTGGAAAAACACGGTTTGCATCCGAACCAGCACGGTTTGAACGTTGCACCACTCAAAGGCATTTCCAAGAAGAAAAAAAATATCGATATCGGACAGATTCAAAAGGAAGTGTCCAATATAGCAGAGTTGGAAGAAAAAACAAGGGCGGATCAGAAGGGTGCCCGCCTTGCTAAAAAACAAGCAATAAAGGAGGCCCAAAGAAAAGAAGAGGAACAACGCGATTTTATACGCCGCCGCAAACAGTTAATGGAATTAAATATCAACTAATAAATATACGATCATGGATAATGAACTGAAAATTAAAATTATAAACCTCCTTCAGGAGTATGTTGAGACTAACAATGTTTCACAAGAGGAAATTGCCCAACGGGCGGAAATGAATGTAAGCTATGTGAATGCACTGGTTAAGGGAAAACAGAATGTAGGAAATACTATTATTAAGGATCAATACTATGTTAAGATTGCGGAGTTAATCGGTTTGGATTTAGAAAAAAAGTATTGGCAACATGTAGATACGGAGCAATACGAGGCTATCATGGTAGAGTTGCTTTCCGCCAAGCACCGGGGATATGAAAAATTGATAATCGGTGAGTCCGGTTGTGGAAAGACTTATACCATCGAACAGTTTGTAAAGTTGTACCCTGAATATACCTACCGGATCACCGTTAGTAGCGAGCATAACCTTAAAAATATACTGAATGAGTTAGGCGAAAGGATGAATATTCGTTATGGCGGTGATAATGTATTTAAAATTAAACAAATTGCCAAAAAGATGAAATCATATAAATCCTCCGGAAAAAAATGTGTGATCATTATCGATGAAGGCGAGAACCTTAAATTATCAGGATTACGGGCAATGAAATCATTGTATGATTCGGTCAATAAATACTGTCCTATTGTGCTGGTTGGCACACCACAACTCCTCCGTAAAATAGAGAGATTGAAAGAAAAGGACGAGGACGGTATGCCGCAATTATACAGACGCTTCAGGGCTGGTATTTGCGAGGTTAAGACAATTGATAAATCCACCATGTATGAACCTTTCCTTTCGGATATTCAGGATGAAGGCGTAAAAGAGGTTATTACAAGCCTTGCGGATAATTACGGGGAGTTGAACCGTTACGTAGAATCTTCTCTCCGTGAAGCTGACGAGATGGGTGAACCGCTGACAGAAACTTTTTTCTCCTGTTTGTTCAGGGCTTAAAAAGGATTTAAAAGGGATTCGATGGGAAGAAAGAGAAGGACTTCGGTCTACAATATATTACAGAAAAAGTATGAGGTAATCCCTTTTTCGGAGTCATGGAAAGCTGCTTTTAACTTACCGGAGAGAACTGGCATCTGGTTTATATCCGGTAAGCCCACGAACGGGAAAACAGCCTTTACAATGCAACTGACTTATGAATTGGCAAGGATAGGTATTAAAACCGCTTATTTCTCTTATGAAGAAGGTACCAAAATACCATTTCAGGACAAAATGATGCGGTTCAACTGGGCTGATGTTCAGAAGAACATCGTAGTGGAAGATATAGACGACCGGTTTATCCCTTTCTCACAAATGGAAGAATGGTTCGAAGATAACAAAAGGGTTCAGGCTGTGGTCATTGACTCCATACAACGATGGGATATGAAGAAAAAGGACATTTTCAAGCTAAAGCAAATGGCGCAAAAGAGACTGATTATCATCGTTTCTCATGTAAAGGATAACGGCCAACCTGACGGCCCCGCCGCTACCGAGGCTTTAAGGGATGCTTCTATGAAGATATGGATTGAGGGTTTCCGGGCTATATCCCGGGGACGGCTATTCGGATCATTAGGCTATTACACCATTTGGCCGGAAAGAGCCAATAAGTATTATGCTAACAATGTGTAAGATAAAATGAACAACATAATGAGAACAAAGCAGACAAAAAAGACAGGCCGGAATACAAGGGTATTCTTTGGGTATTTGAAACAAATGCCGGGGTTTGAAGCGAAATATCTGGATATCATAAAAGAAGGTACTATTAATGATTTTCTTGAAAATGAATACGGTAAGTTTCATGGACGGGAATTAAGGCTGTCGAAGTTATCCGATTTTGAATATAACCGGTTGATAAAATGGCTAAAACAGGATGTGCGGGAAAGGGTCTCCAAAGAAAAGCTACTGGAGGCCAATGTGCGTAAAGATTTAATCCATCAGATTTTAAAGACATTCACCCGTATAAATGTATTCGTAACAGATAGTTTTGATGATGTGAATTATCACATCCAAAGGATACCTTACGCGAAAGGGCGCATTATCCCTAAAATTCCCACCGATGAACTTCCCGGGCTTCTCAACGCCGTACGTGGTTACTGTGACGGTATAAAACAACAACAATTAAAAGAACAGCAATCTGCAATTAAAAATTAACCGATATGAATTACGGATATTATATGGAGCCGGTTCTTCCCGGTATAGTGAGTATCATCTACTTAGGTAGGCCGTACCACATACAATTCATCTCAAGTCGCGAACTATCAGCAGCTATGGAATATGCCTAAGATTGCCGACCCTCTTAACAATCTTAACCCACAGAAACGCAAGGAACTGGAAGAACTTGAGATTAAAGCTGATGAAATACTGGATATGCTATGGGATGATCCGGGAAATTCGGCGTTGGCGTCCAGATTAAGCGAGATCGAGATTAAGATTGTGACAATTACAGGAGAGAAAACAATAGATTATTAATCACATAAAATTGAAATCATGAACAAATTAGATTACAAGACAATGAGCGCCGATGAAAGGAGGAAACACCTTGAGGAGTTGATGTCTATCGAACAGGCGGAAAAGAATCGCCAGAAAGAGGCATACGAGGGCATCCGTGCGCAGTTCCTTATGGACGTAAAGAAACGGTTCACCGAATACGTTCAACACGGGAAAGACTTTAAAACGTGGTTACGCAAGGAAGCGGAGACCTATTATAGGGTATTGGTTGAATACGGGAAACTGAAACGTTCCGAACAAATCGGATACACGGTTACAGATGAAAGTTTCAAAATTCAGGTAAAAGGAAACCGGGTTAAAAAATTTGACGAACGTGCCGATGTGGCGGAAAAACGATTAGTCGACTTTCTAAACGACTGGATCGAAAATAAAGAAGGTGGCGTAAGAAATCCAATGTATAAGTTGGCAATGGCCATGATACAGCGTAACGAAATGGGTGATCTTGATTATAAGTCAATCAGCCGCCTGTATGAACTTGAGCCTGACTTTAACGATTCTGACTATACCGAAATTATGGACTTATTCCGCGAGAGCAATGTAGTAGAGGGTACCTCCATTAATTTCTACTTTGAAGAGAAAGATCAGTATAACAATTGGAGGAAGATAGAACCTTCTTTTAATCGGCTTTAATTCACATTTAAATATTACTACTATGCACAATTGGTTTGAAGTAAAAGTAAGTTACGAGAAATTGATCGAGAACGGGATGCAAAAGAAGGTTACAGAGCCTTATTTGGTGGATGCCCTTTCTCATGCGGAAGCGGAAGCACGGGCAATTCAAGAGTTACGGCCCTATATAACCGGTGAGTTTACGATCGCAAGTGTAAGACGTGCCAAGATATCGGAAATGTTCTTCAATGAAAATGGGGATCGTTGGTATAAGGCAAAAGTTCACTTTATCACACTGGATGAGAAAAGTGGAGCAGAAAAGAAAATCTCTGCGACTATTATGGCTCAGGCAAATGATGTAAAAGAAGCAATAGCCGTTATCGAGGAAGGTATGAAAAATACCTTAGCCGACTATGTCCTCTATTCCATTAGTGAAACTCCTTTAATGGACGTGTTTATTTATGCTGCGGCTTAGAGACTTACAGAGACAGGTAAGCGTTGACGCCCGTACAAAGGAATGTGCGGCGTTAATGCTCCTGCTGGAAACGGTTGATATTTTCCAGCTTTCTAAAACGGAGAAAGGCGTTTTTTTGACCGTCTATGTTCAACTGTTCAAGCACAACCTCACAGGTAATAGTCTATTTGACTTGATAAAGCCTTTAGGTGACTGGCTTTGTTCGCTGCCAAAAGGAGTTTGGAGTGGTAAATGAAAGCCTATCCCAAATGTGTTACACTTTATCCCGGGTATTACATTTATGTGTGTCCTTGCGGCTTTTCGGCCACTTTAATGAGGGTAATACATAAAAGCTCCAAATTCGGGGTAAAGTGCTGGAAATGTAAAGAAGAGAAAGGAAAATATCATAAAGTGGAAAGAGACAGAGAACTGGAATTTACGACGAATTGGAACAACAAATTAAACTGCCAATGCTTTACAACCATTCGTTTACACAATCCTATTAAGTATTGTATTGGTAATCGGTTTAATGTATTGCTCAAGGGTCAGCATAAAGGATATGCAAGACTGATAGCGGTTACTCCAATTTACCTGAATCAGATAAACGAATATATTGCCCGGCTCGATACCGGCTACTCAGCCGATGAATGCCGGAAGATTATACAAACGATGTATAAGAATCAGAAGCACATAAATTTTGATACTCGGCAACTGGCGTTCTGCCTGTTGAAATATGAAGAGAAAAAAGAATATACACTTTTTGATATAAGATAGATGAGTGAAATTAAAGAGAATATAATTATTGAGCCGGGTAAATATCTAAAATGCGCTTACCCGGAACGATTTGAAACAAAGGTTTACGAATGCGAGCGGTGCGGAGGCAAAGGTTATCACATGCCATATCCGACTGGATATAAAACGTATGACCAGGATGAATGCGAAACCTGTAAAGGTACCGGAAGGCTTCAAGCCGAGGTAACTATTAAATGGGCTACTGTTGGGGATAAAAGAAAGAAATTAGGAGAATAGATATTAAGAAACGGGGCGGGTATAACGGCGTCATTGCCCGCATTAAGAGGACGCCTTGTGTAAGTCCACACCAGCGTTAAGGTTGATCACAAAACCACGGACGGACAGCCGGGAAAGACCGGCTTTTAATCGTAAACTATTTGAAGATTTATGAATACAAAAAATGATATAGTAGTTATTGATCGCTTTGACTATGATGAATTAGTCGAAAAGGCAAATTTGAATGATCAGAAGATTGAAGTTAAAGCAAAAGAAGTTGTAATAAGGCGTGACACGATTCCTGTAAGAATAGAATTCGATCAATACCGAAATCGCAAAAATTTCTCTGTTCCTGTTAGCTTTTCAAGAGGATTGAATGATAAAGAGATATGGGATGCTTTGGACGTAATTGAGCCTAAGATACAGGAATGGATGGATGTAAACATGGAAATTTATAATGAAAGGTTGAAAGAAAGAGATATCACTGAAAAGAACTGTATATCTCTGAGTAAACATGTTTCTAACCTTCAAGATAAAATTAAAGGATACCGTCTTAAAAACATATTCTTATGGGGCTACTCTATTATCGTGACAGCAATAATTCTTATGATTCTGGCTTATGCCGGAAATCTTCAAATTTAACAATATATGAATATGGATGAGTCATTAAAAAAGAAAATTGTACTTATTGGAGTCGGAGCTTGTGGATTACCAAGCGTTAGACGATTCATTGAATCC